TTACTGCCCCCCAACCACCGGCACTACAGATATTTTGCGGTTATATCTTGCAGTCTGCGAAGCATTTTTGTGGCCTGATATTTCCTGTTTCTCATGCAGCGTTCCTTCCAGATCAGATATCCCTTTAGCTTTCAGATCATGGAACGTGAAGTTAAATTCGAGCTCAGGAAATTTTTCTGCGGCTAACTTTTTCGCCTTCATCCACTGAGCATTAAAGGCATCACGCGTATAACGAGAACCTGACTGCTGGTGGATCACGTACAGGCTCACCATGCCACTATTTAAAGCCAATGAATCAGTCAGGGTGACCGCATTTGACAGTCGTACTGTCCACGCCTTGATTTGACTCACTGCTGTCTTGCTTTGCTGAATCAGAATGCCTTCATCAAGTATCTGACTCTTTTTAAGATCCAGAATGTCACCCTGACGTGCACAGCATAAATAGGCTAGCTCCATGGCAATCTTAACCGGTACCGAAGAAACGCTGAATAGTGCATCATATTCTTTGTCCGTCACGTACCGGGTGCGTGCTTGCTCTTTAAACTGCTTCACACCATGGCATGGATTTATCTTCACTTTGCCACGCTCATATGCCCACCTGAACACCCTCGACATAAACGCTTTCTCTCGGTTCGCCTGAACCCTGCTCTTAACCCCTCTCTTATCCATATACTTTCTGATGTGCTCCGGCTTGATGTTTTCTGGTTTCATTTTGCCGAAAACGACATTTACCTTTGAACCATATTTCCGGTAATCTTTTCTGGTTTCTGTTGCCAATTCATGGAAGTCACCAGAGTTAAAAAACTCTTCGCATAGAGCATGGAAGTTGGAACCTACCTTGATATCGTTGATGAAGTTTTCATAGGCTGCCCAAACCTGAGACTTAGAGAGTTCGTGGTTGCACAATCTCACTGTTCTCCCGTCAGGCGTTCTGAACTCATAGGCTGATTTGCCCCGACGAACGCGGGGCGGCATCCAGTTATCATCTGGGTTTTTGCGGATTCTGGGCATTACATGTCCTTAAAGTTTGGTTCTTCTTCCTCTGGGTTGTTCACTACCAGCTTGAGGCCTGCAGGGTTAGTTACATGATCCCATGTAGTACCAGGCCTGCCATCTTTTCGTGGCACGAAAAACACACCGCTTTCTTTCAGCGCTCGGCACTGAAGGGAAGGGCGACGATAACCAGTAAGTTGATAGAGGTCATCAGGGGTAAGAAAACGTTGGCTTTGTCCGCTCATCGTATAGCTCTCCACTTAGCCGGCTGCACCCGGAAAAATATCAATCAGATTTTAGAACGCTGAATGCCATAAATACTTCTAAAGTGAATCGTCTGTAGAATTTTACGAACCCACAATAAAAAACATATGTCATCAGTAGCATAGTTAATGATGATATAAAGTTAAATCCAAACCTTTCGTCTGTTAGAAAATTAGTTATAAGTGTGACGAAAGCGACCCAGAAGAACAATAAAAACACCAAGCACACATTCCTGCAAAATCCATATAGTGCTACATAATTCTGTATTTTTGGTTGGTGATTTGAGGAATGTTCATAGGAGTAATGGTAGGCCAGTCTAAACAGGTCACCTTGCAGGGCGTAACTAGTTTTTAATTGATTTAAATCAACTGAGAAAATCTTTTGATATGAGCTAGTTAGCTTCTCCCATAAGGGTTTGGCCAATTCTTTAGTAAGCTCCCGGGAGTAAAGTTTATTAAAGGTGAATATGTCAAGAAACCAGATTGGGCATAGTATGGTTTTAATTATGAAATATTTTGATTTCCTTCCCCAGCCTTTTTTAACTTCATCTTTGAAGTTGTTATTTAACTCCCAAAAAAGGTAAATTGAAGGATATTGTAATGTATCATTCATGTATTTTTCCACTAAAAATGCGGAGCAAATAGCAATCGCATGGCCAATGATATACGCAAGTATAACGATTGAAGAATATCCTAATAAACTTAGGGTAGATTCCTGTGCAATTGCTGTTTTCTTTATTTGGATGATTACATCCCAATCCAGAGTGATTCCGCAAAAATATAGAAGATATAAAAATAATCCTCCCGGTATCAGGTAGCCAAGGAAATCATATATTGAAAAGGGGTTCTGGTTCATATCTTCTCACTCACAAAATTGTGATTGCTAGGGACAACACTATAAACGATCTCCCTCACGAAGTTTATCTACTGTTTATTCGTTTGGATTGCGCTGTAAGCATCCGATTGGTTTATTCATAACCCACTAATGTCCTGTAGTTAGGGCTTTTGCTTGTTTGAGCTCTGTACTATCCGCAGCCTGCGCCGCCTCGTTCGTACGGAGATTAAGCAGTTCCAAAACAGCTACTTGCACCGCATAAGCAAACATAGCAGCAGGGCGGTCACTTACTTTTTCACTATCTCGCTGCATATTGACAGCAATAGTCATCAGTTCATCCAGCTGTTCGTCGGTCATTGGTTTATTGGTTGTCATGATTATTTTCCTGCTGCAGTTTGTATTGCTTAACGAAGTGGGCAACAGCCTTTGACTGGCTGGTTACAATCCCATTGAGGGTGACGTTCTTACCGCGGTAGATTTGCGCTGTACCGATCTCAACCCCCTCCAGCCTGACGTAAAGTGTTTTGCCTATTACCTCTGTTTCAGGGACTGGCTGAGACAGGCGATATGTTTCACGCGCTTCGGCAATCGCTTTATGTTCGTCCATAATCGACAGCGCCTCGGCCAGGGCAGTGCCTTCAAGAGTGAAGACACCTTCATCACTGATCGTGGCCTGAGCCATCAACTCAACGAAACGACGGGAGTTCTTTACGCTCAGCTCTGGCGCGATAGAGCTACGGGTAACTTTCGTTTTGCCCTGCGCAGCTGCTACTGCTTTGTCGTGCTGGAGAACTTTCCCGGCCTGTTCACCGTATTCCATAACTCGATCAACTGCGACATCGACAGACACCGCACCTGATTTAACTTCCTGCTGAACGTCGTGATTAGCCGTGCTCAGGAGGAGCAACTTCTCCACAGTGGCCACGGACTTATTGACTAGCTTCGCTATCTCGCTGGTGGTCTGATTAAAAGCGCTGTGCAGTTCCTGAATAACTGCTGCCTGTTCCATATCGGAAAGCGGGAGTTGGTTGTTACTGGTCATGATGCGAGCCAGACGCTGCACATCGTTACCGTTGAACGGCATGATGTGGATTCGGTCTACTGGCTTACCAGCTTCAGCGCAGCGAGCGTAGCAACGGCGGCGTCGGTGGCCTTCAACAACCCACACACCACCTTCATCACGGGCAGTTACTTCCAGAGGAGGAACTGAACCACCGTTCATCAGATAGTTGAACAGGTCATCATCAGCCTGGCGGGTGCGTTCATCGTCTTCACGCTTGTTGAAACCTTCACGCACATGGATATCGGAAAGGTCGATAAACATCCCGGTATCGGTACGCTTAATTACCCCAGCCTTGGTCATTTGCTTGAATGAGTTAGCCATTAGAGCACTACCTCGTTAGCCTTGGAAAATACGTCAGGCGGCAGCTCACGTAATTCGCGCTGCGCTTCCAGTGAGTGAATATTCGTAGGAGTCTTTGTGCGGCGCTCTTCCAGACGGTCACACTCTTTTGCCCAGCTGGTTACATCTTCACGAAGGGTAGCGTTCTGCTCAGCCAGTGCCTTACGCTGCGCCATCGCTTCGCAAAGCGCTAGGCTAGTGATATCGAGACGGTTAGCAAGCTCATTCATAAGCTGAGCTGATGCAACTGGCAGGAACTTAGCGGCGATACGTGCCGCCTCGATCAGCTGCTCTCTGGTCATGCGTGGTTGTAGCTCGGTGACGTTCTGTGTGTTCGTCATGGATAGTTTCTCCGTGTTATAAGCGCTCTGCACAGCGCTGAATTTTGGTTGCACGAATCCCTCGCCGGATGGCGACAAAAATAAATGGGTTTCGTTTTAGTAAGCACCCAACCAGGGCACTTAGTGAAACGGGCGGCTGCCACCGCCAGTCAGCTTCTCCACAATTGGGAGCGCGTTCTCCTGAGATTGATTTAACGACTGAGGCCTCTCAAGGAACCGGCTGAACGCGCTTTCAGTTGTGAAAAGGGGCGGTCGACATTAAGGACATTCACAACTGCCTACCGCCAAGACTACACACAGCATCTGGTACAGCTACTACGGGTTAACACGCTGGCTACGTGATACTTAATTGGCGGTTAATCTTCACCGCCGATTTGTTCGTAAATTTCCTGGGCGTTGTCGCCATGCTGTTCGCAGAACGATTCCCACTGACTCCAGTTTTCAGAAATAAATTCTGCGAGACGCATCAATTCGTATTCCATGGTCATCCTCTCAGCTTTAATAAAATTGCCTCGTCTCTTCCGAGGTGTCACACCTGATCGCCACGCTGGTGAAGCGTCTCTGGCTGTTGTACACAACTGGCTTGCACATTCCGGCTACCCGCTGGATCTGGATATTGTCTTGCAAGGAATCCCCGGACCGCTGCGGCACATGTGCCATATACCGTACCGCTAACCTACCGATGGTTTTAAACATCATCACCCCGGCGCATAATTAGTATCACCAATAGTAATTAAATGGTCAACACCTGTAGTGATAAAAATATCACGGTTAGTGTTAACTTTATGATTATTAAGATGAAAAAAGATGCAAAAAAAAGGAGCCGATTGGCTCCTTATTCGAAGATGGTTTCAGGCCATTGGGCCTTAACGACTTTGCCTATTATCCTGCAATTCTCATTACATTCAATGGCCTGATAGCGAGGGCTTGGGTTTAGAGGTTCGAGCCAGGGTTTCCCGTCTTCACGAACAAATTTTTTAAAAGTGACCTCTGAATCGTTGAATATTCCAGCAACACAGAAATCACCAGGCTCAACATCCTGCTCTGGATCTATGAGTATGAGCATTCCCTCAGGAAAGCTTGGCTTTACTCCTGGAGGTGCAGTCATTGAATGCCCTGACACCTCAAGCCAAAAGGCAGAATCACTGGCTTTAGCAGTGGTTGAGACCCATTCCTTCGCGTCGCGTTCCGTGTATGAACTAACCGGGCAAAATGAACCCGCCTGCACTTCAGTTAATAACGGGTATTCATACACATAGGATTGATTTCTTCCGTTCGCAATCGCCTCAAACATAGCTGATATCTCAGCTGCAAGGGATGGACTGAAATCATCAACTTTTACCCCAAGAATTTTAGCGAACTGTGCAGCATGAGTAGCGTTGATAGCGTTTGTGCCATTTAATAACTGCGCAACACCACTTTGCCCCATCCCCATTTGTTCAGCCAAAGTCTCCTGTGAGAGCCCCAGCGCTTTTTTCTTGGACTCAAAAATAGCTTTCAGCCTGTTGGCGTCAGCAAGTTGTTCGGCGGTCAATGGTTTCTTTTTCATTCTCATAATTTATCACCGCACGGCATAATCACCAATCACCGCTAGTGTTGACATATTTATCACTAACAGTGATACTCCTAATGTGCAAACCACGAGGAAAACCAATGAAGATTATTCCGCTATCTGAATATGTTTTGGAAAACGGTCAGGCAAAAACAGCTGAGGCACTTGGGGTATACCAAAGCGCAATCAGCAAAGCTCTCAAGCGTAATCGCCGGGTAAATATCCTGGTTAACGAAGACGGGAAGATTGAAGCCGAGGAAGTACGACCATTCCCTAACAAAAACAAACCTGCTGATCCTGACGTAGCAGTAACACCGTAACCCAGCATTCAGCATTACGAAACTACCAAAGGAAAAACAACATGGTAGAGCCAAGCCTGAAAGAAGTAGTGAAAGCGATGTGCAAAGCGTACCCCGGTGGCCGTGAGGCTATGGCCGGTGCTCTTGGCATGTCTGTAACACAGTTCAACAACAACCTCTACGAGAAGAACGGTTGCCGCTTCTTTGAAGTGAACGAGCTGGAAGCGATGGAAGACATTTCAAACACATCTCTCCTGGCTGATTACTTCGCGCAACGTCGCGGCGCTCTGCTGGTGGACGTTCCTCAGCTGGAAGACCTGGACCGTGTCGATCTGTTTACTCGCGCTATGAGAACTGCAGCAGCACGTGGACAGGTTGATCAGATTATCCAGAAGGCCCTGGAAGATGGAGTGATTGAACCGCATGAAGCTGAAGAAATTCACGAGCATCACCGACGTCATCTGGCAGCGCGTGAAGAAGAAATCCGCGCAATTGTCGCGCTGTTTAGCCGTAAGAAAAGCCAAAAGAAGTGACGCCCGCGAGTGTGCAGCTCCGGGCGTCGTGGCGTGTCGTATTCAGTGGAGAAACTAACGCATGAACAGTTTAAACCGATTAAGACCAGCGAAGCAATTCAGATGCCTTCCACTGGTGGGAAAAGAATCCCCGTTCGGCTATGTGGAGAGATTAAACGACCAGCCTGGTGAGAACAACTACCAGCCTGAGAACGCAATGGTAGAGGCTTTTGCTCAGATGAACGAGAAGGGGCGTGATGAATGGCTGAAGTTAACCGGTGGTTCAAAGACAACAGAGGCATTCCCGTCCAGGTCATCAGGTGGGAGCCACAGACACGACGCGTTATATACCTTCGCGAAGGGTACGATCATGAGTGCTTCAGCCCTCTTGAACAATTCCAGCGTAAATTTACAGAGTTAAAGGACGCCCATGAGCACTAAATTAACCGGTTACGTTTGGGACGCTTGTGCCGCTTCTGGCATGAAACTGTCCAGCGTTGCCATCATGGCGCGTCTGGCAGACTTCAGCAGTGATGAGGGGGTTAGCTGGCCTTCTATCGCTACTATCGCACGTCAGATTGGGGCTGGTGAGAGCACCGTTCGCACGGCAATAGGCCAGCTTGAGAAAGATGGTTGGCTGACCCGCCAGCAGCGTCGTAAGGGCAACCGTAATGCATCCAACGTTTATCAGCTGAACGTTAAAAAGCTCCGTGATTCTGCCTTTTCTCACCTGTCAGAATCTGACGCGTCAAAATCTGATGCATCAAAATCCGACCCGTCAAAATTTGATGCGTCGAAAAACAGCAATAACGGCGGTTTTCACCCGTCAGAATCTGGTGGGGATCCGTCAGTAAAATCAACTACTGATCCATCAGATAAAAAACCTACTTGTCAGGTTGCTCAGCAACCCGACGATGAGACGGTCGGCAATAAGCCTGATCCTGATGTTTTGCTGACAGATAATTCAAAACTTGTGCTGAAGCATCTCAACCTGGTAAGCGGTTCTCGCTTCCAGAACTGCTCTGCATCGCTGGATAACATCCGCGCACGGCTTCGTGAGGGCTTCACTCCTGAAGAACTCATGCTGGTGGTCGACTACAAGAACGAGCACTGGAAAGGACTGAAGGATTACCAGTACATGCGCCCAAAAACTCTGTTCATCCCCGGAAACTTCCCTGGTTACCTGCAGGTTGCTACTCGATGGAATGCGAAGGGAAGGCCAAAACGTGAGGACTGGGATGCAGCCCGAAAAAACAATTCGCTCACCTTCGGTGGACCCGACAAAGCAATCCCGGCAGGTTTCAGAGGAGCTAAACCATGAGTTTTCTGAAAACAGTACAGATGTTCATAGCCAACAATCCTGGGCTGACGAACAAGGAGATCGCCGCAGCACTGCCGGAGTATGAGTTACACAGTGTGCAGCGTGCGGTATGCCGACTGGCAATGATGGGTAGAGCAGAACGCCATGGCCAACGCCCAACCTTCCGGTACTACGCCAAAGCTCCAGAAGGTCCGATTGGGCCGATTGTCCCGCGCTACCCGGTAAAAAAAGCCGAAGTGACGCCGGAGCCTAAACAGGAATCCGCACCAAACCCTGCTGTCGTTGCGATGATGGAGAAGGCGAAGGAATTATTTGATAAGGGTCTGTTCCTGCGTGCCGCCACTGTCCTGATGGATGCCTTCAACCGCTCCAAAAGCGAAGAGATGCGGGAAAAGATTATGGAGGAGCGCCAGCGCTGCCTGAACATGGTTCAGCGAGCTAAGCCATCTGGTGATGGATGGTGTCTTGCTGGCCGAGCGAGGAACGTCTGATGATCCACTTCCACGGAGGACCAATCACGCCTGATACGTGCGCACTCAAAGCCTGGAAAGGTCGCCATGCGTTCATCAGCTTCGCTAACCCCGGGCAACTTAAGCTTGCCAGCGAAGTAACACAATCATTTGCGCTGGATAACGGTGCATTTAGCTTCTGGACAAAAAATCGAGTTGTTAACTGGAATGACTACTACGAGTTTGTAGGCCGTTGGATGAATCATCCACGCTTTGCTTTTGCTGTTATACCTGACGTGATTGGCGGTACCAGCGAAGAGAACGACGCACTGATTCAAGAATGGCCACACGGTAAAATTATTGGGGCACCGGTTTATCACTTCAATGAACCCGAGTCTCGTTTCATCCGTCTCTGCCATGAGTTCCCACGCGTGTGCATTGGATCAATGGGTGAGTATGACGCAAAGAGGCCAAAGGATTGCGCTGCTAAGTTACGCGACATGATTCGCCATGTTGTTGACGGTAATGGGTATCCAATAACCAAGTTGCATGGCCTTCGCATGCTGAATAAGGACCTCTTTATGGAGGTGCCGTTATCGTCTGCTGACAGCACCAATGTTGCCAGGAATATCGGAATTAACAAGGCGTGGGACAAGTCTGCTTATGCGCCTGCAAGCAAAGAAACCAGAGCATCTGTTCTTGTAGAGCGCATAGAGGCTTTCAACTCTGCGTGTTCCCTCAACTATGACGAAGCCCGCGACATATTCATGCCACAACTGGCTTTCGAGGTGTAATTCTATGAAAGGAAAATACTCTCTGATTTACGCCGATCCAGCCTGGGAATACGGCAACACCGTCAGCAATGGCGCGGCTACTAATCACTACGGCACGATGAAGCTGATCGACATGAAGCGCCTCCCTGTTTGGGACCTGGCCGCAGAGGATGCCGTTCTGGCCATGTGGTTCACCGGCACGCATACCCGCGAAGCCATTGAGCTGGCTGAAGCATGGGGCTTTAAGGTCCGCACGATGAAGGGCTTTACCTGGGTAAAGTTCAACCCTCTGGCAGAGCAGCACATCAACAAAGCACTTCAGGCTGGTGGAGTAGAGGATTTTTACGATTTCCTCGACCTGCTGAACGCACAGACCCGCATGAACGGCGGCAACTACACCCGGGCCAATACGGAAGACCTGTTGATAGCCACCAGGGGGAATGGACTTGAGCGCCAGTGCGCCAGCATCAAGCAGGTTGTTTACAGCCCGCTCGGCGAGCACAGCCAGAAACCAGCCGAGGTGCGTCTCCGTCTGGAAAAACTATACGGTGACGTTCCGCGCATTGAACTCTTCAGCCGTTGCGGTGCGCCTGGCTGGGACCATTGGGGAAATCAATCTGAATCACCGGCTGTTGAGTTTATTCCGGCAGTAGCCGTTCCAATGGCAAAACCCCAGGAGCGTGCTGCATGAAAAAACTATCCACAGAGCAGGAGAACGCGGTTCGTGACGTTGCCCGTCAATGCTCAGATGCCATTAAGAAAGCCCTGAAGAAAAAGCCTAAGCCAAGCTGGAATGTCGTTGTACCTCCGATCCTGAAGCACTACCACGAGAAGGTGAAACCGATGGGTGTAAGCCTGGTGATGTTCAACAGCGTAATAGGACGCCTGAACGGGCGTTATGGAGTCGATTCATGAAACTGGTACTCCCGTTCCCGCCGAGCGTAAACACCTACTGGCGAGCCCCTAACAAGGGGCCGTTAAAAGGCCGCCATCTCATCAGTGCCAAAGGCAGGGCATACCAGAGCGCTGCCTGCGTAGCTATCGTTGAGCAGCTTCGCTTCCTTCCAAAGCCATCAACCTCACCTGCAGCCGTCGAAATTACGTTGTATCCACCTGACGAACGCCGCCGTGACATCGACAACTACAACAAGGCCCTGTTCGATGCACTTACTCACGCTGGCATCTGGGAGGATGACAGCCAGGTGCAGAGAATGCTGGTGCAGTGGGGTCCGAAAGTGCCAGGTGGGCGTGTAGAGATATCGATCAAGAAACATGAACCTCTGGCGGGTGCAGCCGCCTGATAAGTGGAGAAGAGCATGAATCAGATGAATATCACCGTAATGTGTCCGACGCACCATGCCTCAGCAATGGGGCAACAAATAACGATGTCCAGCCGTGAGATTGCCAAACTGGTCGACTCTCGCCACAGCAATGTCTGCGTAACAATTGAGCGCCTCATGAATTCAGGTGTTATCGGGGGGTATGCTGCAATGCAGTACACCCATCACCAGAACCAGCAGGTTTACCATTACTACGAAGTTAACAAGCGAGATAGTTATGTGATCGTCGCGCAGCTTTGCCCGGAGTTTACCGCACGTCTTGTTGACCGCTGGCAGGAGCTGGAGAACGGCGCTGGAATGACGGTACCTCAAACGCTTCCTGAAGCACTCCGGCTCGCAGCCGACCTTGCCGAACAGAGACAACGCTTGAGTGAAGAACTGGCGATTGCCGCCCCTAAAGCTGAATTTGTTGATCGCTATGTCAAAGCTACTGGTTCAATGACGTTTCGGCAGGTTGCCAAGCTCCTGAACGCCAAAGAGCCCGAGCTCGCGATGTTCCTCATTGAGAACGGCATCATGTACCGACTTAATCGCGTGCTTACTCCGAAGAGCAAACACATCGAAGCAGGGCGCTTTGAAGTTAAGACCGGCACTACTAACCAGACAAACTACGCATTCAATCAGTCTCGCTTCACAGCAAAAGGTGTCCGCTGGATTGGCGGCCTGTGGGCTGAACATATCGCTAAGGGGCAAATTGCGTGAGAGCCATTCTTACACCAGAGGTCGCGCCAATGTCCGGCGTCGTGCTGTTTCGCCCTGGTAACGAGTTGCTTTGGCTATTTCGTCGTGGGCGCGTGGTGATAGAAACACCATCTGAAGCAATCCAGCATTTGCCATCAGGGCTGATTCCTGAAGCACACCAGCCGCTGACAGATGATATCGGTATGCAGGAGCTTTTCGTGAACGAGAGTGTTATACAGCGCGCTGGTGGGCTGACAGGTCTTGATGCATGGCTTGAGCGTAAATTTGAATGTCAGTGGCCCCACAAGGACTGGCACGCAAGAGATTTTACAGTCATGCGTCATGCTCCTGGCAGTATTCGTCTTTGCTGGGCTTGTGATAACGAATTGCGTGAACAAACCACTGAAAGACTGGCAGGAATTGCCATGCAGAACCTGGTAAAATGGTTGCTCGAAAGGGTGAATATTATGCTGGGCTTCAGCGCAGACCATACCCTGACGTTGCCGGAGTTCTGCTGGTGGATGGTACGCAACGATCTGGCTGACCTTATTCCTGAATCAGTAGCGAGCAAAGCCCTCAGGATTAAGCCTGAATCGCACAATTCCGGAATGCGGGAAAGCGACATTGTTCCGACGTTACCGGCGACTGAAATCCTCCAGGAGAAGGTGAAGAAGGTTGTCTCCGTTAAGGTAGACCCTGAATCACCGGAATCTTTTATGCTGAGGCCAAAGCGCCGCCGCTGGGAGAACGATAAGTACACCCGCTGGGTGAAGTCGCAGCAGTGCAGTTGCTGCAATAATCCGGCAGACGACCCCCACCACCTGATAGGCCACGGGCAGGGTGGAATGGGTACCAAAGCGCATGACCTGTTTGTGATACCGCTGTGCAGAGCGCATCACGACGAGTTGCACGCTGATCCTGTGGCATTTGAAGCGAAGCACGGCGACCAGTTAACGCTGTTGTTTCGGTTTTTAGATCGTGCGCTGGCAATCGGCGCACTGGCGTAAGTGGAGACGCAACATGATCAATCCTTCAGAAGTTGGCAAATCCGGCGAGATGGTTCGCCTTCGCACTCTCGAAAGCATCTGGGTACAGGGTAAGCTCCGCATGTGGGGCCGCTGGTCTTATATCGGTGGCGGATCGGGAGGCAACATGTTCAACCAACTGTTGGCATCCGGGAAAATCACCAAGACCGCAATCAACGATGCGCTGCGCCGCATGAAGAAATCCGGCATCACTAAACCTGAGCTGGAAGCATATCTGCGCGAAATACTCGACAGCAAAAACAAAAGCGGCCTAGCGTTCTGCTCTGATGAAGAAGGGCTGAAAGTGGATGGTGTAATTGCTTCAGTCCTGATGAATGACGACTATCGATCACTTTATGGCGTCATCGTGGACCGTCACAGACTTCGCAAGAGCAAGCTCCAGATGGCGAACGAGCTTAATTCAAAGCATCCTGACTGGACCCTGATCACATGCCGTCGCCGCATAGACACTTGGGTAAGTTTGGCAGAATCGATCCTGTACGCTCCACTTTGTGACGCGTTCGGAACAAATAGTGACAGATTTAAGTTGCGGAGTGAGCAAGAAAGTGCTTTAATTGTGTTAGGCTCGGGACAGTAAAGCGAACTGAGCAACAGAAAATTTAGAAACCCGCTATTCAGCGGGTTTTTTTGAGCTTTCGTAAATAGATTAATCATTTGGTAGTATTATAATTGTCTGACCTTCTTACTACGGAGCAGACAAATGTTGATTTTTGAATTAACCATACCCGGTAGCATCCCCAATTATGAAGACAGGGAACTAAGCCGGAAATTTGAAAGACTGTTAAGTCATTTAGAAACGGCATTTTATGATGCCAACGTCGCATTAAACTTATTTAATAGCGAAAGGGACAATAGCTTCAGTTCGGGACTTGAGACCTCTGAACAGTGGCAGAATGATTTCCAAAAACGTCAGATTTTAGAACAACAAGTAAGAAACGAATTGGGATTTCAGCCCTACGAAGGATACGAGGAAGTAAGGTTTGAAGTTGACGCTCGCTTAAAAAAAGAGAAATGGCGTAACGGAGATATTCCATTAAGTCATCGACAAAGATTTATTTTCTTACATGCCAAATCATTTCTGAATGCTCTGGACACCATTGATAAATTTATTAAAGTCATTTCTGAAGAAGATGGCGCGCCTGTACAAATAAAACAGTTACATTCTCAGGTAGCTAAGGATTTCCCCCACTTAAGGGCGGTGAGGAATTCAGCTCAACACTTAGAAGCCAGGGCGCGAGGACTCGGCGCAGGTAAGATCCCCAAACCGTTGAAACTCCAGCCTTTAGATAATGGTTACGTTGTTGCCCCTCAGGGGGCATTAATGCTGAATAATTTATTCGGTACCAAGCTTGGTTATACGATGGCTGACGGGCTTCATGGTGAAGTAGATGTTTCTGAAGAATCCATGCTGAAAATCTCAGTAATAATACAAAATGTTTTTGACTCCTTTCCGTGGCAAGGGCCACCACAACATTTACCAAGGTAATATTATTATTAATTTCATTAAGGCTGCCCATAGGCGGCCTTTTTTATTTCCCCTCATTATGAGAGGACTCACGGCAATAAGAGGGGGCTAAATGTCCGATCCTGTTTCTGGCACTACGGTAGCAGCTGGTGGTCTGATGGGGGCCAGCATGTTCGGCCTGGCAACCGGCATAGATTACGGTGTGGTGTTCGGCGCATTCGCTGGCGCGGTTTTTTACGTCGCTACGGCGGTTAATATCAGCCGCCTTAAGCTGGTGGGATATTTCATTACCTCATTCATCTTCGGCGTTATCGGCGCTCCACTGCTTGGCTCTTACTTCTCCAAATGGACGGGGTATAGTGACAGGCCACTTGATGCGCTGGGCGCGGTAATCGTAGCCGCTATTGCTATTAAGCTGTTGACGTTCGTCAATAGTCAGGATTTGGGTAGCCTGTTTGGAATTCTCTCGCGTTTACGTGGTGGAGGGGCCAGCAATGGTAACAAGTGATCCGAGTGCGATGGCAAACGCAATTATCTCTGCTGTTATCGTTATTGCACTGATGTTCTACCAGCGCGGCGGGGCGAGACATCGCCCTCTGATATCGCTGATGGCTTATTTCACGGTGCTGGTATACGCCAGCGTCCCTTTTCGTTATCTGTTCGGCCTGTACCATGAATCCCACTGGTTTGTGGTGCTGGTCAACGTCCTGATATGCGCGGCCGTTCTCTGGGCTCGGGGAAACGTAGCGCGCCTGGTTGATGCACTGAGGCACTAATGAACCAATCACAATTTCAAAAGGCGGCTGGGTTAAGCGCCGAGTTAGCTGCGCGCTGGTTTCAGCCAATCAGTGATGCGATGAAAGAGTTCGGCATCACTAAGCCGGTAGACCAGGCCATGTTCATTGCGCAGGCTGGGCATGAGTCGACAGGGTTCACCCGGCTGCAGGAAAACTTCAATTACAGCGTAGTCGGGTTGGCAAACTTCATTCGATCTGGACGCATCACACAGGACCAAGCTAATACGCTGGGCCGTCGACCTGAAGAACGAGCATTACCGATTGAGCGCCAGCGTGCCATTGCAAACCTGGTCTACAGCAAACGCTACGGTAACAATGCGTCAGGTGATGGATGGAAATACCGTGGGCGTGGACTCATCGGCATCACGTTCCTGGATAACTATCGTGACTGCGGCAATGCACTGAAGGTTGATCTGGTTCAGCAGCCTGAGTTGTTAGCCGAACCCATTTATGCAGCCAGAAGCGCGGCGTGGTTCTTCGCTACTAAGGGATGCCTGAACTATTCAGATAATCTTCTGCAGGTGACGAAGATTATCAACGGCGGAACGAATGGACTTAAAGATCGTCGCGCTCGCTTCGGTAAGGCGAAAACGGTACTGGTGTGAGGTCACTATGGGGTTTGAAACTTTAATTGGTATTGCTGCAGCAATCATTGCCGCCATTGTTGGCGCTTTCGGCCTGGGCCATATTCGCGGTTCAAGCAAAGCAGAAGCAAAAGCAGATCAGCAGCGCACCGAAGATAACGCAGCGGCAACGGTCACAGCAGCCGAACGCCGGGTAGAAGCCACGAAAGAGGCCAGCAATGTACAGCAGACTGTTAACCATATGCCTGGCGACGATGTTGATCGCGAGCTGCGGGACAACTGGACCCGTAAGGGTTGAGGTAGTGGACACGGCATGCGACTGGGTAAAGCCAATCTACCTGACGGATCACGACATCGATGTTCTGGACCGCCAGACGAAGAAAGACATCCTGGCGCATAACAAAGCGTGGCGGGCGAACTGCCAAAAAAATATTAATATCATGAAAAAAGGAGTTCTCAATGAAGTATAAACTTTTCGTACTGGCGATTTTATGCTCTCAGCTTACGGCATGTACCACTTTATATTATCGGTGAAGCTATGTTGAAAATCGCTTATTGCTTAATGCCGTTTTTACTGAGTGGCTGTATAAGTGTCTATGGGCCTGTCAAAACAGGAGGGGATACGCAAAATACCAATCAAAGTGATGATGCGGCAGGAATGGCTGAGTCTGCATCCGTGGTGAAAATTGGCAACCGGAAGCTTGATGAACTGATTAATTCGGTTCAACTTTATTATCAGCAAAAAGGGATGTCCCCTATTATAAATGACCAGACAATCGGGATCGTTGCAGCAGTTGGTGATGATGTAGAACTCGCTTCCTTGATGCTGGATTGTTCAGAGGTTAAGCAAACTCAAAACATTCAGGAGCGTTATCGCGTAGTTACGCAGGTATGGAGTGCAGGAGAAGGATCGAACGTCTCAGTATCAGTCACAGGGACTGCTGGTCTCGTAACTGCGGACGGGAATGATAAGGTCAAGCCAGTAGAATGCAAAAGTACAGGCACATTCGAAAAAGACCTCCTGGAGAGACTTAGAAAGTGAACCTTAAGGCCATCCTTTAAAAAATTTCCCTTCCAAACTGAAATCCAACACTTCGGAAGGGAGACCAAAACGGTCTTCGTTTCAAGGATGCTCGGACTTTAAAGCAAAGCCTAAGAGAAATCTCAGTTATAAGTTTAAATGATTTATACTGTGATTTATACTGTGATTTATAAGTGATTACTAATTTCATATGTTATGGTTTCATGTGAAATTATTTGTTTTTTTAATGTGACTTCCAAAAATGAAATTGTGTACTATTTTCAATGTACACAAGTGAATCGATATCTTTATCATTCGGCTGAATCCCCCTCTGCGGTGGGGCAAGCAGTCACTGTTGCACGTAACGTTTGCGGATTTGCAGACTGTGGCAAATTCACCGGGAGGCACCCGGCAACTGAATGAAAGACTAAAGGAATAGCTTAAAAATCGAGCTAAGTGTGAAGTGCTACCTACTTACTGCAAGACCCAGCCAGTTCTGTTCGAACTGGCTTTTTTTTTGAAAAAAAAGCCCTCGTGAGGAGGGCTATAGGAGTCTCAGTTTCGTTGCTCTTTTTATTGATGCTTCCCCGGAGTTGGCATTCTCCGCATCAGAGTCTTGAATAGCTTGGCAGATAGCCAGTATTCAACAAGCGTAAGCGGTTTTGATTAGGAATTTCCTTAGGCTTCACTTCAAAACCACTGATTCACCTATTGCGATTTTTAGTCATGGAGCAACAGAGTAAGAAAGATATCCTGGCGCATAACAAAGCGTGGCAGGCGAACTGTCAGAAGGAGAAAGCCAATTTGAAGTAGTAAAGCGTTAAGACCGCAGACGGAAGGTAATGCAGTAGTAATGATGCTGCCCTGAGTCGCCGCATGGCGAGCCTGTGTAGTGATGGGTCAAGGTTCCTATTTCAAAACAAGCTCCGGTAAGGCAGCGCTAACGCTAAAAGCGCACCGGTTATAAGCGGCGATGAAGCGACAGTAGCTCAAGGGCATGAGCGTGGCCACTCCGGGAAGTGGCAGTCATTACAAAGCTCACCTGCTGGTGGGCTTGATAATGGTTAATACTCGCTTAAAGCAAACCCTTTCCAAGCTGCCATCCCGGCAAAGATGCCAATGACAGAGGCTGCTATGCCTCCAGCCCAAGTAACAACATTAGAGGCTGAAGGGAATGATTTTGAAATAAATAAACAAAACTCCATACCAGAATAAGCTATAGCAATAACAACCCAAAGGCACAGTGCTTGTTTCAATAGCTTGATCAACATGGATTTACTCCCTCTGTTTTCACGATCTAAGTTATAGTAGTTTATGTTGTTACAGCAGACATTCACTGAGTGCCTATGACAATGTCAGTCCATCTAAGTAAACGGGATGATATTTATGAGAAAGCTTATCATTTTTTTTAATGGCAATGCTCCCTATCTTGACGAAGTAGGTGAGCATCTTGATTCTCTTCGGCTGGTATATCCAGATCAAACACAAGTGGACCTACCCATACAGTCTCATGTGTATCCTGGTAGGGACATAATGGAAGAATGCTTTTTTGTTTCGGATCGTGATGTAACTAGTAGAGACATTCATCACGCGATAGATACTCTTCTCTAATTTCACAATAATCAGGTGCACGAGATGTCGGTTAACCTGGGCTAAGCGTGGCGCTGTTATAAGCTGGAGGATGGCGGAGCCGACCTGTATCTTCTGGATCAATGGTTCGAATCCATTCCTGATTACCACACCCAAGCCATTGGCATCCCCGGTGGCTTTTTTATGCACATTGCACGCGCACATCAAAGAAAGTCTTTCAGTTGTGAGCCTAGCATATTAATAAATTTCTTTAGGCACCAGATGAATGAGCAGGGAGCCTTTTTCTGATGTCACCGAAACATATTCCGGCATTCTATTCGGTGTGGGTGGCTGAAGTACAAGTTCAGGAACATTCGTGCTGAAGAACGAACGGGCTATCCGTCGGCAATGTTTTTTGTTTTTAGCGACCATATGGCTCCTAAAGAGCCGCCCGAAGGCGGCGGTTGGACTGGAGAGAATAACTATCGGTCACTACATAACCGACAGAATGACGTTATCGCAAATGATAATCATTTTCAATAGAGTTGCGGTGAAGTATTCATTCGCCGCCGATAATCTCTTACTGGAGAAATTATGCAGGTCACTATTGATGGTGTCCCGTTTGTGCCTGTCTGCTCTACAGCCTCGCGGATTGGCCTTGCAATTACCACCCACAATCGGCCAGACGTTTTAAAGCGCACCATCGAGCAGCATATGAAACATCTGCCCGCCGGTGCGCTGCTGGTGGTTGTCGACGACGGGTCCAAGACTGCCGCAGTAGTATCCGAGGGCGTGCAGCTGCGTCGCCATGAAACATCACTCGGCATTGTTGCTTCGAAGAACGCCAGCCTGTCAGCCCTGATGGATGCCGGGTGCGAGCATCTTTTTCTGTGGGATGATGATGCCTGGCCCATCGCCGATAACTGGCATCTTCCCTACATCGAATCACCCGAGCCACATCTGGCTTACCAGTTTCTCGATCTGGCTGGCCTCAATAAGCTGAATGACCTTTCGGTGCTTTACCGTGACGATCAGCATGTGGCGTACACGGGACAGCGCGGCGTGATGCTTTATTACCACCGCAGCGCCATCAAGAAGGTAGGCGGATTCGATCCGGTTTATGGTCACGGCATGTACGAACACAGCGACCTCGCCCTGCGGATTCATAACGCTGGCCTCACGACGTGGGCTTACGCTGATGTTGTCGGTTCAGAAAAGCTGATCCATTCTCTCGATGAGCATGAGGCCGTAGATCGTTCAGTGCCGAGGCCCGACCGCCGGGCGTTGGTGGAACGTAATGTGAAGATTCACAATGAACGACGTGATACCGGCTTTACCGGTTATGTTGAATACCGGCAGCAGCGCGACGTGGTAATAACAACGCTGCTCACAAGTCAGCCTGACCCGCAGCGCGGTACCAAACTGACGGCCTCGCCTGACATGCTGACCAAGTGGGCGGCCTCGCTTCAGAATTGTGGGCGTATTGCGCTGGTTGATGAACTCCAAACTGCCCCGGCAGACGTCGAGCTGTATCGCGTTCCTGACGTGAAGATGAATGTCTACTTCCGGCGCTGGCTGCACATCTGGCAACACCTGCGAGATCACCCTGAATACCGATTCGTCTGGTGTACCGATGGTACCGATGTAGAAATGCTTCGCCCGCCGTGGGAGGAAATGCAGCCCGGAAAGGTGTACGTCGGTTCAGAACCAAAGACCTACACTGTCACCTGGGCGAAACAGAATCATCCTGAGCGTATCTATCAGAAGTTCATTGAAGCGCACCGTAACGATGTGATGCTTAACGCTGGTCTGCTGGGTGGCACCCGCGCTGATGTAATGGCGTTCGCTCACGGCATCATCCGTCTTTACTACCGGATCGAGAGTTATCGTTTCTGGAAGAAAGAACAGGCTGGCGCCGCGGTGGGTGACATGCTGGCGTTCGGTATTGTCGCGCAGTCATTCACTGACCGCCTGGTCACCGGCCCTCTCGTGCATACCGTGTTTAAAACTGATGGCATCGGCAAAGAAAATGCCTGGTGGAAGCACAAATGAGGTTTGAATCAACGATGAAAATTTTCACTGCTGTGATGCATAAGAATAGTTTCTACATACACGCTGACACTCGGAACCCATTTTGGGTGACACTTAGTAAAAAGCTTGGATGGGGCAAATTTGAATTAATCCGCCCCTCAGATGAATTCAGCCCTTCTGGAGGGCTCTTTGAATTAGTTGAATTGCGTTCGGCAGATTCAGAACCCCCTGAGTCAGTAGCTGTAGGGTCAAATGTTTTATGGCGTCTGCCGGAAGCTCTCGAAGTTTTGAAATCAATCCCTTCTTCTGATCTTCAGGCATATTTGCAACGCGGATTATGTCCTCAAGCGCAATTATAGTGTCGTTGTGAAGACGTACAGTTTGAACTTTTAAAATGGCACTCAAGCCGCCATCATCGAGTAAGAAATCTATACCTTTCTCGGTGATGTAGCATACCGGTGCATTGAAAATAAATTCCACACCGGCCATTGTGTCGCTGCGTACGAATGGTGTTGTTACTAGGCCATGCATTTCGAGATAAAGCATACAGGCCACGAAGTGATCATAATTATCGAACTTTTCAATGAGTTCAATCTCTTGTGCCTTGTTCAACGTGTTGGGGGCACAGTCTATAAGTGCGTTGAGAATTTCCAGTTGTAATGCTCTATCGTATTTTCTTGTTTTATCCATGGAACTACTCCTTTGATGGTTCCATAAGAGTAACCTGAATAGCCTAATTAAACACCCTGACAAAAGAACAGTAGCCGCCATCGTGCGGCTTTTTTATTGGAGATTCACTGGTGGCTGAAGAGATTAAGTTCTGCGTTGTAGGCCATCATGCCCGACGGCAACAGGCTGAAGGGTTGGTCATGTGTATTGGTGCCCATCTCCTCATCGATGAAGAGAATCATGGGGCGAACTGGAATCATCGCCGCGCGCTTGAGTGGGCAGCCTGCCAACCCTGTAGAGTAGTGGTGTGTGAGGACGATGCGGTTCCAGTTGCTGGTTTTACAGAATTGATGGATGAGTGGCTTACCCGTTTTCCCGAGGCGCTCGTGAGCTTTTATCTCGGTACTGGCCGCCCACCTCAGTATCAAATGCAGATAGCCGAACGGCTAATTGTTGCTGATAAGACTCAGGCTGACTACATCACGCTGTCGCGACTGATACACGGTGTCTGCTACAGTGTCCCACAGCAACACATTGAACGTGTGCTGGCTCGGTGGGACAGCAGCAAGCCTGCCGATTATGCCGTGGGTGATGCCTATGGCGGCGCTGTGGTTTATCCGTGTTACTCGCTGGTGGATCATGCAGATGGTGAACCTGTTGAACGTCACCCTGACTCAGCGCCACGTACAGAACGCCGACGGGCGTGGAGGTTACATGTCTAAACTCACAACGTTAAAGCCACGCCTGAAAGCCATTGATACACGTCGCATCAAACCAATCTACGGTGAGCAGCGCCGTATAAGCGGAAGCGCAAGGGTGAGCTTAAAGCGTCGTATCTATGCTCGTGACAGTGGTCACTGCTGTATGTGTAATCGGGTTGTTGATTTGACTGACAGTGAACTCGACCACCGCATCGCGCTTCTGTTCGGAGGCGATAACTCGGAGCGAAACCTGTGGACGCTCTGCACTGAATGTCATGCAGGTAAGTCTGCACGTGAAGTTGCCACCGGTCAGCCTGATGAGCAGGCTCTAAAGCATGAGGTGCCTGAAGGTGATCAGGCATCAGGATTTGTAGGGCTTTGAGTCCAGCCAACCCCGGGGGGGTATCATCCAGAGTAAACATCGATCGCCCTGGACACCGCCCCCCCTCTCATTCGCAGAAAAAATCCCCCTCTGGAGGGTGTAAACATGTTAACAGCGCAGAAGCGGAAATATGCTCTCGCGCTGATGTCCGGGATGTCTCAGAAGGATGCGGCAATAAAGGCGGGATATTCTGAAAAATCCGCGCGTTCCAAGGGGTCGCAGCTTGCTAAAGACCCGGAGGTCATCGCGTTTATTAAGCGGAAAAAACGAGAAAAAGTTGAGGTGGATGACGAACCTGCGTATCGCAGGAATGTTTATACCCCAGCAGTAAACACTCCTGAAGAAAAACGACCTCCTGCGGCATCGTCCGCCGGTGAGTATGAAGACCCTCTCGACTTCCTGAAATCGGTTATGAACAACGTTGGTTACGAAATCGAAACCAGGAAAGATGCTGCAAAGGCCATGCTGCCTTATATGCATCAGAAGAAAGGTGAGGGCGGTAAGAAGGATGCAAAAGCTGAGGCTGCCAAAAAAGCGGCCAATAAGTTCGCAATTCAGCAGCCGCCGAAACTGGTGGTTAACAATCGCGGGAATACATGATGCCGGAGTGGACAACTGCCTGCCCTGACTGGGCGGAGCGCCTGAAGAAAGGCCAGTCTATTATTCCTGCCCCGATTTACCCGGAGCAGGCTGAAATAGCCCTGAACGTTTTCAGGCAACTGAAAATCGTTGATGCTCCAGGATCGCCAACTTTCGGTGAGTCCTGCGCACAGTGGGTTTTCGATCTCGTTGCCGCGCTGTTCGGCTCCTATGATGCTGAAACCGGCCGCAGACACATTACAGAAGTGTTTGTACTGATCCCCAAAAAAAACTCCAAGTCTACGCTGGCCGCCGGGATAATGATGACGGCCTTGCTGCTCAACTGGCGTCAGGCTGCCGGGTACACCATCATCGCCCCGACTGTAGAGGTGGCGACAAACGCCTTTAACCCGGCGCGCGATATGGTAAAGCGGGATGATGATCTGGATGACCTCTGTCAGGTGCAGACACACATCAGGACCATCACCCACAGGGGAACGGACACGACGCTGAAAGTGGTGGCCGCCGACCCCAACACCGTATCGGGGATTAAATCTGTCGGCACGCTCATTGACGAGTTGTGGCTTTTTGGCAAACAACATAACTCCGAAGATATGCTGCGCGAGGCAGTCGGTGGCATGGCATCACGACCGGAAGGCTTTGTGATGTACACAACCACGCAGTCCAACGAACCGCCTGCTGGTGTGTTTAAGAAAAAGTTACAGTACGCCCGTGACGTTCGCGACGGAAAAATTCACGACCCGCATTTTCTTCCGGTGATATTTGAGCATCCACCGGAAATGGTTGCCAGCGGAGAGCATCTTCTTCTGGATAACCTCGCGATGGTTAACCCCAACCTGGGTTACTCCGTTGACGAGCAGTTTCTTTACCGTGAATACAACAAAGCGAAAGAGGCCGGGGAAGAAGACTTCCGTGGCTTTATGTCCAAGCACGCCAACGTTGAAATCGGTCTCGCCCTGCGCGCTGACCGATGGGCAGGGGCGGATTTCTGGGAGCAACAGGCAAGGCGCGTCACTTTTGAAGATATTCTGCGCCGCTCTGAGGTGGTCACAGTTGGTATAGATGGCGGTGGTCTCGATGACCTTCTTGGCCTGGCCGTTATCGGGCGCGATCGGCAGACTCGCGAATGGTTAAGCTGGTGTCATGCATGGGCGCATACCATCGCCCTGGAAAGACGAAAGAGCGAAATTTCAAAATTAAAGGATTTTGAGAGGGCCGGTGACCTGACGATCGTTAAGCGAGTGGGCGAGGATGTTGAGCAGGTTGCAGAGTATGTCAGCCGGATTTATGAAGCCGAACTGCTGGACAAAATCGGGATTGACCCTTCTGAGGTCGGGCAAATTCTTGATGCGCTCAGTGAGGCAGGCATTCCTGATGAGGCTGTAACCGGGGTCAGCCAGGGCTGGAAACTCGGCGGCGCCATTAAGACTACCGAGCGAAAGCTGGCTGAAGGTGTTCTGCTTCATGGTGGTCAGCTTCTGATGGCATGGTGCGTAGGCAACGCCCGTGTAGAGCCGAAAGGTAACGCCATACTCATCACCAAACAGGCCAGCGGGAAGGGGAAAATTGACCCTCTTATGGCCACATTCAACGCCGTTACGTTAATGGCTCTTAACCCCGAACCGGTCAAAAAAGACTACCAGGTATTTTTCGTTTAACACACACGTCAGTTAATGGCCCGCGCATGCGGGTTTTTTCATTTCTGGAGGCCAGCAAATGACGCTTAAACGCGCCTGCACCCTCATGACGGTGAAGTCGGTAAATGAGGATGAGCGGATTATCACCGGCATCGCCTCAACACCGTCTCCCGATCGTGACGGTGACATTATGGAGCCGGAGGGGGCGAAATTCCGCAGCGATACGCCGTTCCTCTGGCAGCACGACCGCTCTCAGCCTATTGGCACCTGCACGCCAAAAATGGTGAAAGAGGGGTTGCAGATCACAGCAAAGCTCGTGAAACCAACCCCTGACATGCCATCCCAGTTAATCGCACGTCTTGATGAAGCGTGGGCTTCGATTAAGGCGGGGCTGGTACGCGGCCTGTCGATTGGGTTCCGCCCAATTGAGTATTCCTTCCTGGATGAAGGCGGTATTCGCTTTTTGTCCTGGGACCTGCTTGAGGTCTCGGCGGTGACCATTCCGGCCAATGCCGAATGCTCCATCCAGACCGTTAAATCTTTCGATCGCCAGTTTCTCGCCGCGTCAGGCAATGAGAAACCGGTAGTGAAAACTTCCAAAACCGCTGGCGCTACAGCACCCAAAACCAAAAAAGGAAACATTTCGATGAATATCGCAGAACAAATCAAGAGCTTTGAAGCGAAGCGTGCAGCGCTGGCCGCATCACTTGATGAAGTGATGTCAAAGGCGGCTGAAGAGGGACGCACCCTGGACGCTGAAGAAGAAGAGAGCTACGACAACACATCCGCAGAAATTAAATCAGTTGATGCGCACCTCAAACGACTGCGCGACATGGAAAGCAATCTGGCATCGACTGCAAAACCGGTATCTAAAGCTGCTGGTGGCGAATTCACCACCGTGAAGACAAACGCGCCGGGGATCATTCGCGTTGAGCAAAATCTGGAGAAAGGTATCGCCTTTGCCCGTTTTGCCAAGGCACTGGCGGCGGCAAACGGCAGCCGTTCTGAAGCGCTGGAAATTGCACGTAAGCAGTACCCGGATGATGCGAAACTTCACCATGTGCTGAAAGCCGCTGTTGGTGCTGGCACAACGACCGATCCTCAGTGGGCTGGTGCGCTGGTGGAGTATCAGGAATACGCAAATGATTTTGTTGAATTCCTCCGCCCGCAGACCATTATCGGTCGTTTCGGTCAGGGTGGTATTCCTGCCCTGCGTCAGGTCCCGTTCAACATTCGCATTCCGGCACAAACTTCCGGCGGATCTGCAAGCTGGGTAGGTCAGGGTAAGGCCAAGCCGCTGACCAAATTCGACTTTGAGTCCATCACGTTCAGCTTCGCCAAAGTCGCAGCCATTGCGGTGCTGACCGATGAGCTGATCCGATTCTCCAATCCGGCAGCTGATGCACTGGTGCGTAATGCGCTGGCAGAAGCGGTCATTGCACGCCTGGATACGGACTTCATTAACCCGGCGAAAGCTGAAGTTGCTAACGTCTCTCCGGCCTCAATTACCAACGGTATTGTGGCAGTTCCATCAACCGGCGATCCGGATGCAGATGCTGAAGCGGCATTCGCTCAGTTTGTCTCCAATAACCTCCAGCCAACTGGCGGCGTGTGGATCATGTCCAGCACCAACGCGTTGGCGCTGTCCATGAAGAAAAATGCTCTGGGCCAGAAAATGTATCCGGAAATGACCCTGCTTGGCGGCACATTCCAGGGGCTTCCGGCTATCGTTTCGCAGTACGCCGGAAGCAATCTTACCCTACTGAACGCGCCGGATATTTATCTGGCTGACGACGGTGGTGTGGCAGTGGATATGTCACGTGAAGCCTCTCTGGAAATGGAAAGCGATCCTACTGGCGACAGCGTCAGCCCAACCGGAACGGAGCTGGTTTCCATGTTCCAGACGAACAGCGTGGCTATCCGTGCCGAGCGCTGGATCAACTGGAAGCGTCGCCGCACGGCAGCGGTGGCGGTTATTTCTGGTGTGAACTACGGCTCTAACCAGGGAAGCTAACGCGAAAGGAGGGCGGGGGAAACCCCGCCATATTGCATGGCAAAAATCAGATATCTGCAACGCACACATGACTCTGTTACGGGAGACGTAAAGACTGTGGACGATCGGTGCGCAAGGGTGCTGGTGCTGCTTGGCAAGGCTGAATATTTCACCGAGGTAACTACCAGGGTGAGGAAGAATAAGCGTAGAGCGGAGAACGGCTAATGTGGAATCCTTTCCGAAGAAAAGAGGGGCAAGTCAAAAATCTACAGCAGCCTGTTGTCAACCGCGGGGGCTGGACACCGATGTTCAGTTATGTCCACGAACCCTACGCCGGGGCCTGGCAGCAGAATATGGAAATTAAGCCCAAAACGGTTCTCTCCTATTATGCTGTGTTTTCCTGCATATCTCTGATCGCAAGTGATATCGCTAAAATGCCTCCGCGCCTGATGAAACAGGATTCAAATGGCGTTCGGAGGGAAATTAAAACCGGAAAGATAGCCGCGCTGTATTCCAGGCCAAATGCCTTTCAGAACCGCATCCAGTTCTTTGAGCACTGGCTGAATTCCAAGCTGTGCGAAGGTAATACCGTTGCGCTCAAGATCCGGAACAATCGCGGTGAGATAACCGAGCTGAGGCTGCTGGACTGGAACAAGGTTACGCCGCTGGTAGCTGATGATGGCTCTGTCTTCTACCAGATCAATCCGGATAACATGGCCGGTATTGAATCATCTGTGATTGTACCGGCACGAGAGGTTATTCACGATCGGTTCAACTGTCTGTTCCATCCCCTTATTGGTCTTTCCCCGATTTATGCTGCTGGTCTGGCTGCAATGCAGGGTCACCATATTCAGGAAAGCTCAGCGTACTTTTTCCGCAATGGCGGGAAACCCAGCGGTGTTATCGAGGTTCCGGGCTCGATTACGGAAGAGAACGCCAGGAAGATCAAAGAAAACTGGGACACTGGTTATACCGGGGAAAATGCGGGTAAAACCGCCATTCTGAGCAATGGTGCGAAATATGTTCCCCGGACAGTCTCAGCTGCTGATGCGCAAACTGTCGAACAGCTTCGCATGACCGCGCAGATTGTCTGTTCAGTATTTCACGTGCCTGCTTATAAGGTTGGCATCGGTGAACTGCCAACACATGACAACATCGAGGCGCAGGATCAGCAGTATTACTCGCAGTGTCTTCAGTCCCTGATTGAATCCATCGAATTGCTGCTGGATGAAGCGTTTGAGCTTGAAGGCGATACAGGAACTGAGTTTGACGTTAATGCGCTGCTGCGTATGGACAGTGAACGCCGTATCAAATCCCTGGGGGAAGGGGTAAAAAATACCATCCTCACACCAAACGAAGCGCGAAAAAGTGAGAACCTTCCCCCGCTGGCCGGCGGTGATTCTCTTTACCTACAGCAGCAGAATTTCAGCCTTGAGGCGCTGGCGCGCCGTGATGCTTCGGATGATCCCTTCGGTAAAAGCAGTTCCTCACAGTCTTCAACCTCCGGGAATGAAGGAAAGGCTTTAACCGACGCCGAGCAATCGGCGGCCAAAGCCATGATCAGAGGATTTCTTACAAAATGAACGAACGCGAACTATCCCTGATAAAGGTGCTGGGTGAGGAATTTGGTCAGGTTCTCGCTGAAATGCGTGACAGCTTCAGTAAAAACCTTCAGGCGCAGCGAGAGGAATATGAAGAAAAGCTATCGAGGCTCGCAAAGCAGGTTGAAGAAATCAGCAATGCGCCCGATCCCGACATTGAGAGCATGGTAAAGGCGGCCATCGCTCATTTACCTGCACCGACAGCACCAGGATTGCCGGATATTGCCGCTATGGTCAGCGATGCGGTAGCTGCAATCCCGGCACCGCGCGACGGTAAAAGCGTCACGCCTGAAGACGTCCAGCCGATGATTCAGGAGCTGGTCAGGAATGCCGTGGCAGAAATTCCTACGCCGAAGGATGGTAAGGATTTTGACCCTTCCATGCTTAAACAGCTCGTTGAGCAGGCCGTAAGCGATGCGGTATCCGCAATGCCAGCCGCTGAACCGGGTAAGGATGGCGCAGATGGTCGGGACGCGCTGGCTCTTGAAATTCTCCCCTTTATTGATGAAGAGAAAAGCTATCCGCGTGGCAGCTATGCAACGCATAACGGCGGCCTGTGGCGCGCTTACCAGAAAACCCATGGCATGCGAGGCTGGGAGTGTCTTGTTGATGGCGTGGCGGGTATTGATATTCAGCAATCTGAGCAGCGTTGCTTCACCCTGAAGGTTAACCGCACCAGTGGCACCAGTGAAACCAAATCCTTTGACGTGCCTGTAATGATTTATCAGGGCGTATTCAAATCCGGTCAGGAATATCTTCCCGGCGACACGGTTACATGGGGCGGCTCCCTGTGGCACTGCGACGAACGGACGCAGGACAAGCCGGGTGAGGCTGGCTCGAAAGGCTGGACGCTGGCAGCCAAGCGTGGCCGCGACGGGAGGGATAAAACGTGATTGAACTTGTGACCCTGAAACAGGCCAGAGACCATTTGCGAATTGATGATGATGCCGGTGACGCTGACCTGACTCTGAAAATTCAGGCTGGGAGCGCAGCCCTTCTCTCATACATCCAGGGGAGTCGTGACAAGGTTGTTGATGATAGTGGAAAGCTAATTGAGGGCGAGCCCCTGAAACGCATGCAAACAGCTTTACTCGTCCTCGTGGGATACCTCGACCGAAACAGAAACGGAGAAGAAGAAGAGAAGCTAATGCAGGGCGAGCTTCCATATTCAGTGACGATGCTGATTTACGATCTCCGGTTACCAACGATTATTTAGGAGAGGGCAAATGGCTTGCTCAGGATGCGCAGAACGGCGCGAGTGGATAAAAAAATGGGCGAAAATTGCATATGAACGAGCAACGGGTAAACGAGCTGATAACAGCACTGCGCGAACAGACAGAAGCACAGAGGGCGCAGACGGACGCGATAAACCGGCTGGCTGATTCCAATATGGCGTTATGCGATGTCATTATCCAGTCACTGGCTGAAGATGATGGGGGTGAAATTACGTCACTGAGCGATTTGAAGCCGCAGTATCTCAGCCAAAAAACCAGGGGGTAGAATGCAGGCCGGGAAACTACGTCACCGGGTAACAATCCAGGAGCCGGTGATGGTTCAAAACCCAGAGACTGGAGCTGTAAATAAAACCTGGCAGGACATAGCAACCGTATGGGCGGAAGTCTCCCCGCTGTCGGCACGCGAGTTTATTGCAGCCCAGGCATCGCAAGGGGAAATCACCACCCGTATCACAATACGCTTTCGACCGGGAGTTACCCGGATGAATCGCATCCTGTTTCGCGGTGGGATATATAACATCGAGGGCGTGCTTCCTGATCCGAAAAGTGGCCGCGAATATCTCACGCTTCCCTGCTCAGAAGGGGTAAACGATGGCTGATGGTGTTGAAGTAAGTCTTACCGGGCTTGATTCCCTGCTTGGGAAAATGGAGGCAGTATCAGACGTCACCCGTAACAAAGCGGGACGATTTGCGCTTCGTAAAGCCGCGAACCTAATCAGGGACCGTGCCCGGAGTAATGCTGCCCTGGTTGATGACCCACTGACCAAAGAGGCCATCTATAAAAATATCGTTGCCAGCTTTGGCAGTCGTGAATTCCGGAGAACCGGTAACCTGACTTTCCGCGTTGGCGTTATGGGCGGTGCGCGACAGTATGCCCAGACAAAAGCCAACGTCAGAAAGGGGCGAGCCGGTGGAACTTACAAAACAGCAGGCGACAAAGGAAATCCCGGCGGCGACACCTGGTACTGGCGAATGCTTGAGTTCGGAACAGAGCATGCAGCAGCACGACCTATCATCCGCCCCGCGATGAACGGTATCGATGGCCCTGTCATTAACGTTTTTGCGGAAGAAATGGAAAAAGCTATCGATCGTGCGATCAGGCAGGCCGTGAAAAAGGGGACCAAAGCATGATAGCGCCTGTTTTTAAAGTTTGTGCAGCCAGCCAGGAGGTTCGCTCCGTGCTGGGAGAATCTCCCGTAAGGCTGTACCCCTTCGGCAAGCATTTTGATGAAGTTGTCTATCCCTATGCGGTCTGGCAGAACATTGACGGTGATCCTCAAAATTACCTGAAGCAGTGCCCCGATATAGACCGCTTTTCTGTTCAGATTGACGTTTACGCCGACACAGATACTGAAGTCATCACGGTTGCGCGGGCGCTTCGTGATGCGATCGAAGGCAGCGCAATAATCACCAGATGGGGTACGCAGGAGCTCGAACCCAGCACCATGAAATACCGCTACTCCTTCGATGTCGACTGGCTCGTCAAACGATAAACCAACCTTCCACATCACACCGGCGCAGCCGGTTTTTTTATACCCGGAGATAACCATGTCAGTAGTGACTCAAGGCACACAGTTGTACGTGCTCGCGAATGGTGTCGTGAGCGAAATTGAATGTATCACTGCATTTTCACCAGGCGGAAGCCCGGCAGATCAGATTGATGACACCTGCCTGAGCGAACGTAACACCCGAAAATATAAAAAGGGCTTGCGTACACCGGGGCAGGCAACGGCCACGCTTAACGCAGATCCTGCTAACGCCAGCCACCTGATGCTCAGCAATATGGCAGAGTCAAACGACCAGAGCGACGTAACGTTTGCTATCGGCTGGTCTGATGGAGAATCAGAGCCGACAGCAGGAACTGGTCCAGGTGCGGTAGATGGCCTGGTGCTTCCTCCCGATCGAACCTGGTACGTATTCAAGGGATACGTTTCAGACTTCCCTTTCGACTTTCAGGGAAACACGGTCGTGCAGACTTCTGCCACCATCCAGCGTTCCGGTCAGGGAGCATGGATTCCGAAAGCGCAGTCCGGCAGCTGATCAATGGCGGGGGCGATCCCCCGCGTATCAACAAACATAATCGGGAAAGATAAATGAAACTGACACTCGACACACTGAAAGAAACGGGAGCGTTTACTGGCCGCCCGGTGGAAAAAGAAATTACCTGGAAATCACAGGACGGTAAGAAACATACAGCGACAACGTATATCCGTCCTCTTGGCTATCACACTGCAACATCAGATGTGCTTGCTGGCCTGGGGCGTATTGATGGGGTTGCAGGCCGTATCGCAGCGTCAATCTGTGATGAACACGGGCATCAGGTGTTTACGGTTGCCGATGTTACTGGCGAGGCAGACCCAGAGCGTGGCGCGCTGGATGGTGGCCTGACAGTGGCGCTGCTGCTGGCTATTCAGGAAGTTAACGATCTGGGAAAGACGGACTCAGCGCAGAAGACGAAATCTGGTGCGAACTAGTCCTTAACGGGATAGGTGGCTGCACTATCGCTGAGGCAAAAGAACGCCTCAGCTTCCGCGAGTTCCAGCAGTGGGTACAGTACCGGCATAAATACGGCAATCTGAACCCGATGATGCGAACAGAGTGGGGTGCGGCGCTGGTTTCTTCTGTGCTGGCAAACGTAAACCGTTCCAAAAACACCCCTGCCTTCAGCATTGCTGATTTCGCGCCTCACATTGCCGCTGTGGAACGGGAAGCTGCAAACGAGCCGATCAAACTTGAAGAGGCGATGCGTACCTGGGGGTGAAGGGTAAGAATTTATTAGAAGTGATTTCCTTGCTATCCTACCTAAAAAAGGGAGAACAAGGAATGGCTTTAATCAAATGTAATGAATGTGGTGAGCAGGTCTCTAACAAGGCTGCATCATGCCCAAAATGTGGGGCGCCGATAGCAAAAAAAAACAGGGGGCCATCAGGTTGTATGATGGTATTTTTTGTCATTATAGCGGCGTTTCTTATTGTCTCCTTTCTTGGGGATGATGGTAATAAAAATAAATCGCAAATTCAGGAGGGGAACAGACCACATTCTCTTTCCGATAAATTAAACAGTGAACCAGCCAAGAACACAGATGCTCAAAAAAAATCAGCTGTAGTTATGAATTGGCATCAAGAAAATTTAAAAGACAGTGTTACTGGAGATGTCGGAAAGATTTTTTATAACACGTCATTAAATCGTGTGAACTTTGCTTTCCCTTACAACGTTGACGGCGGGTCTGTGCTCAACTTAGTTTTCCGAAAAAGGAAAGAGGATGCAGATGCTTATCTCGTGATATCTAAAGGGCAAATTGTTTGCGGTTACTCTGATTGCTTCATAAGAACCAAGGACGACAATGGGAAAGTTAAGAAATGGCCAGCTAGCAGTGAGGCGTCTGGTAGATCAGATATGATTTTCATTGATAACGCCCAGTCTTTTGAAAAATATATTATGAACAATAAAAAAGTTACTATTGGAGTGACTTTTTATCAGTCTGGTGAGCAGGGTTTCGATTTCGATGTTTCTGATTACCCTGGGCAAGCTAAACGAAAAACAAATTAATTATCTCCATCATCTGTAACTCATTATAAGCCCCGCAAAGCGGGGCTTTTTTCTGCCCTGGAGGATATTGTGGCAAGTAAATCACTAGGTACTTTAACAATAGATTTAATCGCCAGAATTGGCGGTTTTGTTGGCGGCCTAAGCCAAGCTGAAAGGGCATCACAAAAATGGCGTAAACAGGTTAAGGATGATGCTAAAGAAGCTTCGGTTGCCTTAACTGGTTTTGCGACCGCCGCAAGCGCCGCAGCTTTAGGTGTAGGTGCAGCTGGATTTAATCTGCTCAAGTCGACATCAAAGCAAATAACAGAAAGTGACCGCTGGGCAAAATCTTTAAAAATTTCCACTCAGGAGCTTTTAGCATGGCAGTTCGCTGCTGAAAAGGCAGGCGTATCAGGTGATCAGATGGCCGACATCTTCAAAGATATCGGAGACAAGATCGGCGATGCGGTACTTAACCATTCTGGCGAGGCTGTTGATGCTCTAAATGCGCTAGGTTTATCCGCAGAAAAACTGTCAAAGGCGACGCCTGACAAGCAACTGCTGGCTATTGGGGATGCACTTGGCAAAATTGGCTCAAACGCTGAGAAGACAACCATTCTGGAGAGCCTTGGCAACGATCTGTCAAAATTGCTTCCCCTTTTTGATAATAATAATGAAAAATTACGGCAGTTTATTGATTTAGCGAAAGATTATGGAATTGCTCCCGACCCATCTCAGATTGAAGATTTAGTTAAAGTAAATTCAATATTTGAGGATATGGAATCACAGGCAAAGGCATTAAAGCTTGAAATAGCAGCAGGCCTGGCAAAGGTGGATCTCTCTCAGTTAACAGATTCCTTCAGTGACATAAGGGAAACGTTGACAGACCCCCAGGTTCTTCAGGGATTGGTGAACCTTGTACAAGGAGTCGCTGAGCTGGCAGGATGGCTCGTTAAAGGCGCAGCAGCAGCTGGAGATCTTTCCGCAAAGTTTGCAAAACCGCTTGTTGCCTCGATTGAAATCGGCGACTCGATGGATGAAAGTGTAATCAGAAACAGGCTTGAATGGCTTGCAAACGCCAGAGAGTTTTCTGATAGCTGGGTTACTGCTCTTGATCGCTCTCTTGGGCAGATGCCAACGACTGAACAGATAGATAAAGAAACTGCTGCCCTCAATGAGCGCTTGAAAAAGGTTCTGGAAAATAAGAAAGCCCAACAGGATATTTTTGAACAGTCCAAAAAAGCTGGTTCAACAATAGGCAACACTCCAATAAGTTTTGCCCTCGGTCAGGGTGAAACTAACGGGAAGACAAAACCTGATTCAACCCTCAAAAAGCTTGAGTCTTCGTTTAAATCGATGGAGACAAGTTATCTTCGTCAAATTGCTCTGATCGACACTACCGGAAAGAAAAGCGCAGAAGTCACAGAACAACAAAAGCTTCAGTTTGATATTGCGGACGGCAAGCTGGCTGGACTTAATGAAACTCAGAAGACTCGCCTGGAGCAGCTCGCCACTGAGGTTGATCGCCTCAATTCAGTTAAAAAGGCCAATGAGGAAAATATCAGGCTCGCCGAATATGTTGCGAACCTTCAGCGCGAAAATTCTAACGCTGCAAGCTCCCTCGATGCGGATGTTATCGGCGCCGGGTTAGGGGATAAAGCACGCGAACGAATGCGTGAGCAACTCGATATTGAGCGTGAATTTAACGAGAAGCGCGAAGACCTGCAACGCAGATTCCAGAGTGGAGACATTAAGACCTCTACCGAATATGACCGCTATAACCAGGAACTCGATAAGGCACTTGCGGTACGGCTTGAAAAATATCGTTCCCATTATGAGGAGCTGGACAAAATTCAGGACGACTGGCTCGCTGGTGCACAGGATGGGCTGGCTAACTGGATTGACACTTCCAGTGATTATTACAGTCAGGTATCGGGTCTTGTGGGCAACACCCTGGATGGGTGGGTTGACAACATGGCAGATGCACTCAACGGGAATAAAGCGGACTGGGCGGACTGGGCTAACAGCGTTCTGAGCGAACTCCAAAAGGTTCTGCTTAGGGCTATCCTGGTGAATAGCCTCAAGTCTGCCGGTGATAGTGGGCTTCTCGGCTCGCTTGGCGGGATGTTTGGCGGCGCGTCTTCTGGTGGCAGTACGCCATCTGGCGCCTACGATTCAGCTGCTTATGGTTTAACCCTGAACGCAAAAGGCGGGGTTTATGATTCCCCTGATTTGAGCAAATTCCGCAATGGTATTGTGAACAGCCCTACGATGTTCGCCTTCGCTAAAGGTGCTGGTTTGATGGGTGAAGCTGGGCCAGAGGCGATCATGCCGCTAACCAGAACCGCAGATGGCTCTCTCGGTGTGCGAATGGTGGATGACGCTGTCTCCTCCATTAGCGCGGGAGGGAATAGCATTCAACAGACCATTCAGCAGCACTTCACCATTTCCGGTAATGGCGATGCCGCGCTTAAGCAGGCGATGCAGGAGGCCGCCGCTAAGGGAACCCGAGATGGTGCGAAGCAGGCCAGACAGGAAATGCTGCAAGATTTTAAGACCAACGGGCAGGGCAGACGACTGCTTGGCGTTTAATAAGGAGTAAATAAGTATGGCTGCGCGTGAATGGCCTGCTGATGTATGCCCGTCGTCCCTGACGTGGCGACCGGAAAGTAACACCAAAACATTTCGCTCTCCCTTTAACGGTGCCTCGCAGACCGTTCGTTTCCCCGGCACTCGCTGGATCTGCTCTCTGACGTTCAATAACCTTATGGACGATAAATCCCGGCGTATCGATGCGCTGGTGGCCGATCTCGATGGTGAATACGGCAGGGTAAAAATCCGCGACTGGGGGCGCGAGGGGAGAACGCCAGCCGGAAATCCGGTGGTGCAGGATGCCAACCAGACGGGGACCCAACTCAGCAGCAGAGGCTGGACGCCCGGCAAGCTCGTGCTGCGCACCGGGGATTACCTTACCGTGAACGACGAGCTGAAGATGGTCACTGCTGATGTGACCAGCACTTCAACTGGTACCGCAATCATTCCGATTGCGCCGATGCTGCGTACCTCGCCGCCGGTTAACGGCAAAATTGAGGTGGCTAACCCCTACGGCATTTTTAAGTTGAAAGATAACCAGCAGGGCGCGGGTAACCGCGTTCCTGGCGTTTTTACCAGCTACACACTGGAATTTGAGGAGGCGTTTTAATGCTGTATTCACCTTTTTCAGATTCGATGATCACCTGGCTTTCCCGTGACAGGGTGACTGCGGTGCTGGCGGCCAATGTCCAGTTTGAGTCCGGGACCGCTTACGTCCATTCCGGTACCGGCACGCTGGTACTTGGCGGATATGTCTATTACGGCATGGGAACGCTGGGGTCCATCGATGATGTGAGCGAAACTAACACAACGAGCCCGACACAGCTCAGGATGACTCTTTCCGGTCTTGATATGTCCCTGTTCGCTAAAACGCTTAACGAACGCTGTGTCGGAAAACCGGCGGAGCTGTTTCTGGTGGCGTTGGATGATAACGGCGTGGTGCAGGTGGCCGACCTGATTTTTAAGGGGCGGGTGTCAGGTACCGGTGCAACGGCGGGAGATACAAATGCATTGCAGTACACCGTCAGTAATATTTTTGAGGACTGGCAGCGACCTTTCCCGGACCGCTACACCGACGAATCGCATCAGGCGGCCCAGCCAGGCGACCGTATTTTCCGCTACGTCGCGCAGATGGCAGAACGTTCAATTTACTGGGGCAGTAAAAAAGATGCGCCAGGATTTACCTATTCGTGAGGAAGCATGAAGCATCCAGACTGGCATAACAGATTAATCGCCGTGATAAGGGCCGCTGAAGAGCGGCCTTTTTTATGGGGCGAACATGACTGCTGCCTGTTCGCAGCTGACTGTGCTGAAGCGATGACCGGGGATAATTTTGCCGACGGCTGGCGCGGGACGTATGACAGCGAAACGGGCGCGAAAAAAGCGCTGCTGCGCGGCGGCGGCTCGCTGGAGAAAGTGCTGGCGAAATACCTCGACGAAGTACCGGTGAAGATGGCCCAGCGCGGCGATATCGCGGTAGTAGAGAATGCTGCCACACGGTGCGCAGGGGTAATTTATGGCGGTGCCGTGTGGGTGCCGGGAGAGGACGGGCTGGTTTGTCTGAAGACTAAGCCACTGAGCACCTGGAGGGTTCGCTGATGCCTGCTGCTATTCCAATCGTCGCCACAGTGGCAGCAGGTGCTGCAGCAATTGGTGGATATACAACTATTGCGCTTGCCATCACCATCGCGGCCCAGGTATCTACTCAGTTGCTGACAAAAAAACCGTCGCTCGGGGCATACCGTGATACCTCCGAAAGAAAGCAGGTGCTGCGCGCGGCTGCCAGCCCGAAAACGGTGGTATATGGAAGGACGGTTTCAGCAGGTACGCTTTTCTTCTCCGAAGAGGAAAAGGGCGATCAGACTGATGGCGAATGGCTTCACCTTGCGATCACCCTGGCGGGCCACCCGCTATCTGGTGTGGGTACCATCTATCTCGGTGATGATGACATCGGTTCGTACCCTGATAACGCTACATACGATGTGCATAACGACCGTCAGACCGCCGATCCGTTTATGCTACAAAACTGCCCGTCATGGAAAGAGGACATGATCGGCAAGGGGATTTCCTGGCTTCGCGTGTCGCTGAAGTTCAACGCTGAAAAATTTCCGTCCGGCATTCCGAATATCAAAGTGGAGAAGACAGGGCGCAAGGTCTATGACCCGCGCACCGGCCGCACGGAATACAGCAATAACCTGGCACTTTGCGTGCTGGATTACTACCGCAATTATTTGAAAGTTCCTGACGCTGATCTGAACTGGGATCAGTTTCAGGAAGCCGCCAATATCTGCGACGAAATGGTAACTAACGGCGATGGTACGTCTGAAAAACGTTACACCCTCAACGGGGAATTTGATCTCAGTGAAAACAAGGCCAGCATTCTTGAAGCGATGCTGGCGGCGGGTGCCGCTGAGCCAACATACATCGCCGGGAAGCACGGAATTCTTGTTGGTGCATATTATGGTCCGGCGACCGAAGTGATTACCGAAAGCCAGCTGGCGGGCGACATCGAGATCATGCCTGAGGTGTCGCAGTCTGAACGCGTTAATACCATCAATGGTACGTTCGTCGATCCGAAGCAAGTTTATTCCGAAGTGGATTTTCCGTCTGTGTCTGTCAGCGAGTGGGTTGCTGAAGATGGCGTGGAGATTTCACAGGACCTGAAGCTTCGGTTTGTCACCAGTGAGTTTCAGGCGCAGCGCCTGGCAGACATCAAGCTGAAGCGCACCCGCATTTCCCGCACGATGAATCTCACACTTAACCTGAGCGGCTATCGCTATCGTCCAGGCATGTACGTGAAGGTCAATTTCCCGTCGCTCGGTATCATTAATGTCGAAATGCGCGTGACCGACTGGAAATTTGGCGTACAGAACGGTGTGCAGATCACCCTGAAGCAGGAGACTGCTGATGTATGGGGAGATGCGATTGGCAAGCCAATTGAGCGACCACCGTTCACGCAACTGCCGTCGGGAGGCGTGGCGCAGCCGCAGAACCTGAAATACACCGTGGAGGAAATCGGGCAGGTAGTGCAGGGCGTTTTGTCCTGGCAGAACATCGGGCAGTTTGTTTACAACAAGGTGGTGATCCGCAAGGCGGGGCAGACGGTGCTCTCTGTTCAGGTACCGGGGTCCTTTACCCGCCTGACAGGACTGGTCCAGGACACCTACACGGCACACGTTACAGCCGTTAACCAGATGGGGGCAGAGTCGCCGGAGGCATATCTTGAATTTAGTATTCAGGCACCGCCTCCGCCGTCCAGAGTCGATATTGAGCAGAGTTATTTTGCCATCACGCTGTACCCGCGCCTCGCTGCAGTGACGAACGTCTCAACCCAGTTTGATTTCTGGACCTCCGGCGAAACCAGACTGCCGAATACCAGCACACCCACGGTTGAAGGCGGGGCTACGCGCGCCGGTGTCGGTACCACCTGGAGCAGCCACGGCCTGAAGAACGGTCACACCTATTACTGGTATGTTCGCACAATAAATGCCTTCGGTACGTCTGCGTTTGTCGAAGTGGCCGCGCTGTGCCAGACAGATACATCGGATCTGATAGATGTCATTGACGAAGCTGTCAGAAATTCCGATGCCATGAAAAACGTCGAGAAGGGCGTTGATACCAACCTTGAAGGTATTCTGCAGAACGCGCTCGCAAACAAAGGCACTGTGGATCGTCAGTTCCAGCAACTGGGTGAAGTTAACGCTGAAATCCTGACTGTCAGAACGACTATCGCTACAGTAGACCAGGCGCTTGCTCAGCTGACGACCAGCGTTAAGTCTCAGTTTGAGGGTGTTAATTCACAAATACTTCAGCAGCAAACGGCTATCAGCAATAACACGCGGGCAATCGCATCCCTTGATACGTATGTGCAGTCGCAGGTTGGCGATCTGACTGCAGCAGTTAATCAGAAGATGAACGCGGAAGTGACAAGCAACGGTTCTGCGAAGGCATCCTATACGCTTAATCTGGGCATTATACGTAATGGTGTGAAGTACAACACCGGCCTGGGAATGTCCATTGAGCCATCCGGCAGCAGCTATAAATCCACAATGGTTGTAGCCGCCGATCAGTTCGGCATCTATTCAGGAAGCGACCCGGGAAATTATCAGGCAGCGTTCTTTGTCTATAACGGGCAGGTCTTTATTCGTGACGCGATGATCCAGGACGGCAGCATCACTAATGCGAAGATTGGCAACTTCATCCGTTCTACAAACTTCGCCGCCGGGGTTCGTGGCTGGAATATCGACAAAAGCGGCGATTGTGAGTTTCACGGAAAGCTCTACGCAGACAGCGGTAATTTTGCCTTCAACGGGACCAATAATATGGTCGTCATCAACAACAATGGCATTACCGTCAATATCCCCGGCGGTGGCCGCATCGTCGTTGGCTCATGGTGATTTATGCCTTCAGGACTTTTAATCGATCTCAATGATGGCGGTAAGCCGATGGAAATCACAGCTGGATTGCGCTGCCCCACTTATGGTGGCGCGATTTCCGGCGGTCTCGGAAAAGTAAATACCGCGACGGTCGAGGGTTACGTTTCGGGTTCGAATGTTATTTTCATTCCCACCCAGACGGTAATCAGCGACGAGGGGATATTCAAACTGGACAGCATCAGTATTTCCGGCGCTAACGTCACGCAAAACTGGAGCGGCAATTCAAACCCCGGATTACCCAATCCACAACGCGTGGCGTTCTCCGGCACGCTGTGGCAGATACTGCCCGTAAGTCAGAACTCAAACGTCGGCCTGCTCGTTCAGAACAGCACCGACTTTACGGCGATCACTACGGCGTCGAGGGTCGGGTACTGTATCTATAAAGCCAGGGTAACCGTCGGTACTTCAGGCTGGGTCACTCCGACCATTGCAGGATTTGATCGCAGCAAATACCTGGTCTGCTGTAAGTGGAACAGTCCCTACACACTGGACTATGACGGAAACCGACTGCTGTTTCTTAACGACGGTTCAAACACGGAAGATCAGCCCATGACTGGCACTGTCGATGTGGTCATATTCGCTGGTGGCGTTTCGCCGGTGGCCGCGAATCCCGGATTCAATATCTATAACGCGGCTGGCCAGTGCACCTTCTCAACGGCGAGAAGGCCATTTGTTTATCTTGGCGTGAATTTTGTTCCATCCACAACTGCGCAGACCGTTCCCGGTGGTGGGTATGTGCCGGTAGGCCGTTTTGGACTGCGGGTGCCCAGCTACGGCGGTGGTCGCATTTATCACTACCATTACGGACTGGTTATGCAGAACGGTACACTGAGGGCAGGGAGAGGGCTGTATGTCGGCTGGTCTGACAGGCAGCTCGCGGATGCCGGGGTCACGCCTGTCTCTCTCCCTGTAATCCCTGACATGTACGTTTGACCCACTTTCTACCTCAAAACTCACCTCGCTACGGCGGGGTTTTTTATTGCCTCACAGGAGCATCTATGTCCGCAGGAACACTGACACTGACCAATAACTCAGCAGCAGTCACCGGCAGTGGCACCGCCTTTACCACCGAACTGGCCGCCGGAGATTTTATTGTTGTTACCGTCGGTGGTATACCCTACACGCTTGCGATCAAAACAGTGAACAGTAATACCTCACTGACGCTGGTCAGCAGCTATACCGGACCCACTCAGGCAGGGGCGGCATGGTATGCCGTGCCGCGAGTAGCAATGAACCTGGTCACTGCGGCGCTGGTGGCTCAAAGCGCAGAAGCCCTGCGTGGTCTCAATTACGACAAACAGAACTGGCAGAGTATTTTCAGCGGTACAGGAAACATTACGGTGACTCTGCCAGACGGCAGCAGTTTTACCGGACCTGCATGGAACAGCTTCACTACGGCATTAAATGGCAAAATGGATAAGGTTACTTTAGGTTCTTCCGCCTTCCTTAACACCGGGAATAATGCGGGGGATGTGCTGACTGTTGGTTCCATGGGTACTCCAACGGGTACGCGTGGATTCTTTCAGACATCTCAATCTAACGTGGTATCAAGAAACTGGACCGACTTAACCGACATAGGGCTTTACGATTATGTCGTTCAGGGAGGCGTTGGTACCGGGGCTCCTGCGACCAACTCAGATTATTTCTATGTATACAACATCCGACGAACCTCTGCAGCTTTCCAGCAACTTGCTTTTCCGTATGCAACACCTACCTTCGCCGGTCGCATGCTGTTCAGGGGGAATAATGGAGGTACATGGTCGCCATGGGCAGAGGTATACACGTCTGCTAACACAACGAAATCATCAGACGGGACGATAAAAGCTGCATCACCAGTGGCCCGTATTGTCAAAAGTCGGGAAGAAACGGAACGCGCTGATGTGGCAGAGGAAGGTTTTTCATGGTGCGGCTGTGGCACAGCGAATGCCGAGGCAGAAGGTATAAAAATTTCCCGGCTCGATGTTGGTGTTTATGTGCTTACTGGTTCTGATGGTCTGGCATCGGAAGGGTGGCAAATACTTCCACCGATGGATCCGGGTGGAATGGGTGAGCTTGGGGTAGTGGAAGCAGAGCAAACCGAAAGCGGCGGGCTGACTATCCGCCTGTATAAACGCAAATATATCCTGAGTGATGAAGGTGAAATCGTCAAAACCAAAGGTGAATTGATGGACGTGCCAGCGAACAGTTGGATCGATGTGCGTCTCGATATGCCTGAAAGCAGTGCCTGGAATCAGCGCCAGAAAGAGGCGGTTGAACCTGCTTCGTAAAGAAAACCGCCGCCTGTCGTATGCAAGAACGGGCGGCGGCTGGTTGCTCAGTGTTCATGCCCGAGCAATTGCCGGGAATAGTACCTGAGCGATAATTAAAGTCCAACCTGACGGACTGTTGGAGAATCTGAAACCAGCCACATATCGGCTTCTTCAAACATTTCCTCCAGCATGCGATTCAGTTTTTCCCGATCGCTTTTGCTGGCATCGCTATTCAAGCCGTTCGCCTGCATCGGCTTCACCCTCACTTCGGCATCAGGGAAAATCTGATGCACCCGCTTCGTCAGTTCGGCCAGGATTATCTCCCTGGCTCCCACCAATCCATTGACATTACGCTTGTCATAAACCAGTTCAACAAACATCCTTTACTCCTTATGAATGTGTAGGCCGAGCTTGAAACATAAAAACAAAAATACTACTGTATATGCATACAGTCAATAAATGCTTATGGAGTGAAAAATGCCTCGCACAGCAGACATCCATGCTGCGTTTGTTGCGGCTATAGAGTTGAACCCTAAGGGTTACCGTTACCTGAGGACTGACACCTTCATTCAGAAACTGAGGGGCTTCAACTGGCACTATTCGCGCGAAGATGCGAATGCCTGGATAGAACGCTACCAAGCAGATTTCGCAGACAAGACGACTGACGGAAGCGATAACCGTTATTGGATCTTACGCAACATGGGGAGGGTTAACTGATGGGATTTGCATCACCAGCCACAGATTATGTAGAGCGCCAGTTGTCACCTGAAGTGATTTGCAACATAGGGGCCGAGAGCAGAGTGCTTGAAACTGAAGTTGGCTTTGCTGTCATTGAGCCTGCAGCGGAGACAAAACTCGGAGACGTTCTGCTGATTCTGAGCGACGGTCGGACGCAATTTGCAAAATTAATGGGTAAGGCTCTTATCACGGATGATGGCGAATCCATAGAGGGAGTAGCTCTGGAGGAGGTGGAAGTTTTGGGGAGAGTAACTTTCTTTATAAATCGAGCGCTTGAGGATGATTGCCCGGCAATTTAAGGATCCATTTGGAGCCGTTTATGCTGCAAAAAACTTTCGCCATTATGACTTTTTGATAAGCCTAAGTTGTTGATTACTCAGATCTAAAAATTATGAATTATTGGCGAAAAATTGGCTTATGTCCTTGATATCTATAGATAACACGCGTGATTTAAAATCCCTCGGCGTTCGCGCTGTGTGGGTTCAAGTCCCACTCCGGCTACCATGGGAAAGCAAAGAATAATCAAAGCAATAAGCAGTGTCGTGAAACCGCCCCTAAGGCGGTTTTTTTATATCTTTTTTTCCACCGCTTTAATTAACTGCACCGCTTTACGTCCTCCCCCAAACCTTATTCCCTTCACCAATAAAAATCCCTGACGCTGAAACATCTCATAATACATATTGTTGATTTATAAACATTTGATTAATCATAACTTGGATGAATGTCAAAAAACGCTCTCGGGCAAACTGATACGCTTTCTGCTCCGATAGTAAGGGAAGTGTATGTATGTTATTGACTAAACATAAATTAAAAGATGATATCGCTGTAACATTACGCCGCCCCGCTGATTCTGTTAAGGCTCCGGTTGTGATCCTTTGCCATGGATTTTGCGGTATTCAGGAAATTTTACTGCCACGCTATGCTGAGGCGTTTACTCAGGCGGGCTTTGCCACCATCACCTTGGATTATCGGGGCTTTGGTGAAAGCGGAGGGGAACGCGGAAGGCTGGTTCCTGCATTGCAAATCGAAGACATTTGCTCTGTTATCGACTGGGCTGAGGCGCAGTCAGAGATCGACGGGCACCGCATAGCGCTGTGGGGCACTTCGCTGGGCGCCTGCCATGTCTTCGCCGCTGCGGTTGAACGCCCCCGGATCAAAGGCATCATCAGTCAGATGGGCTTTGCGGATGGCGAAGCCATCGTCACTGGCAAGATGAACGAGCAGGAGAAGCAAGGATTTGTCGCAACGCTCGACAAGATGGTGGAAAAACGCGAGCGTCTGGGCAAGGAAATGTTCGTTGCCATTACTAAAGTGCTGGGTGATGAAGAGTCGAAAGCCTTCTTTGAGGCCAATAAAGAGCGCTATCCATCGATGGATATCAAAATCCCGTTCCTCACGGTGTATGAAACGCTCAATTATAAACCGTACCAGAATGCCGAAAAGGTTAACTGCCCAACGCTGGTGGTTGTAGCCGGCAACGATACGGTAAATGAACCGCAACAGGGCGTGGCGTTATATGACTCTGTGAAAGCTGATGATAAAACCTTATACGTTGAAGATGGCGCTAAGCATTACGATTTGTATGATGGCAAGCACTTCGACAATGTGATCAACCAGCAGCTGGCATGGCTCAAAGGCCGCCTGTAA